GTGGAATCTATCTCCCGCTCTCGTCACCTCTCTACAGTACCAAGAAGAATAACTTCCGGCCTAATCAGGCTGGCCTTTCCCATTACGGGAAGACTATAGAAGGTTTACTCCCTCTTAGGACCCTCAGTATTGAGGGCACTCCTATTGGGTGAGACTTCATGCTGCTCACTTAGAGAGACAATCCATAATCCTGAATACAACTTCTCGATTATAGGAGATGACAAGTCGACTTAATTGGGGGATTTTGTCGATTTAGATCGATAATACCCTGGTCGAAGAGAGTCGGAAATATGTTCTACAACCCCAACCATCCGGAGGAGACGTGCAAAGACATCCACCTCACGGTCTGGATTTCCGAAAGCCCTTTTCAGGTCTTTCTCAATGACATTCAGATCCTCATAATCGGGGATGTGTGGTAGCTTTTCAGAAGCATCCACAACCAGGTCGACGATCTGGTCTAAAGTCATCCCGGAGGCATCCTCAACCATCCATGGTTTGAGGGCAGGTAACCCAAAGGTAACCTGAGCTGTCTTAAGGGGTATTCTATACTCCTTAATCCAGTCCTCCATTCTTTCCTTAACCTGGTCATATAAGGCGATTTGAAGAATCTCTTCGCCCTCAACAGACATCGTCCGTTGAAGCCAGGTATTAAAATACTCTAAACGTTTACGATACATTAAAAAGTCTTTATAGACTGTATCGACGTTTCCCTTTACAATTTTATGTATCGGGTCCCACATTTCATCAGTAGATGATAATGTATCAAAATCCTGCATAGGTTTATTCCAAATTACAGCATTTTTCATTACTGAAAGTGCTGCTCTTATGGAAACTCGTGGTAGCCCAGTCGAAACAATGTTTCGACCAGGGACCAAGAGTACCGACAGGATCCACGATACTAGTGGGTGAGTCCTACCTTGGAGTAGCGATCTCTGGACATTTGTCCAAAGACGAGGGCTATTCATAAAGGTTTTCACTAATGGCGCAAGCCATTTTCGTGAATGCAAATCAATCCAACCCCGACGCACTATCCGGAGGGCCAATTCGGCCCGCCGGGATAGTGAGTCAACTCCTACAAATTCTTTAAAACTTATAGGAGAGAGGTTAATGTCACCGACAAAAGACTGACTTGCGAAATTCATAAATCCTTTCTCTGAAACAAAGGATTTTGACATTCCAACCTTTACACCGAGAGCCTCAGACAGCCGGAGATACTCCCTGGCTACCATTTCATCGAAGATGACAAGATCATCTCCAAGTATGAGGTAATCCTGGTACCAGTTGACATAATGAAGTTCAACTGGAGTAGCAGTGGCTAAGAAATTAGTCATTGATGCTAAGGTGTTAAATTTCGCATTCACCGAAAAAGCGGCAAATTGGACTAGTGCATGATGCACCATGGCCATGGATGACCATGAAGACAAAGCACCCATCGGTTGACCTCGTGAATATTTCACAAGGTCGTATGTGCCCGACCCCTTGGCAAAACGACGTTCTGTCTTTGGGGCAAACCGATGAAGAAAGTTACGACCTACCAGTAACTCGGACCATAGCGAAACTAATTTAGTTCCAAGGATAGGAGTTAAGAGACTCAGGTAGAGTTTCATAGGTATGGTATCAGTGGCAGCCGTTAAGTCAATTGACCAACATGTAGTGAACCCTTTAGCCGAAAACCGCTTTAGGGCTCCCTCCTGATCAAAAGTAGCATCAGTAGGTATTACTTTAAGAATATCAAACATCCAATCATGGAGAGGTTTGAGGACACAATTTGTCCAGTAATCTACAATGGCCACGACTCGGATCTTTCCAGCTGGTTCATAGATAGGATGTAAACGCCCTAGAATCGCAGGAACGACGTTCTCACGAGACTGGAGACGACCCAATCCCATCACTGGGAGAAGGTCTGCATTTATGACCATTTTCGGCTTCGCCGGAGTAATAGTCATTTTGCCATCCTTTCCAATCTTATGAATGGAATGTGGGATAAATTTGGGATCCGGTACCTTATTGATCTCCTGACCAACAATATCGGTCATTAGATCGTACCGTTTAGCAGCTGTACGGAAAATCTTCCATATGGCTGTATTCCCAGTCTCCATAAGCCATTCTTTAATAAGATTTGACTCATAGCCAGACTCATGTCCGGCACAGGTCTTAAACCAAACGGATGCATCCCTGGGTGCCCCCAGCATACTACTCTGGTGTGCTGGACCAGCCTTCGATGTTGTAAATATTTTATTGATGGTATAATCCACCAACAAATTAACTCTAAAACTACTCTTTAAAAGGAACCAGAACACGGTGTTTATATACTGTGTAAA